AACTCCCGTTATCGTCGCCCACTCGTTTCTGAAGACCCGCTCCGGCGGCCACTCGTCCGTGTCCCAGATGGCCCGATCCCAAAGCGCAAGATCGGAAAGAGCCGCAATCGAGACCGCCGGGGTCTCGTCCGAGCGGAAATCGACGTTGATTCCCACTGCCGGAGTAATCGTCGCCCCCACGGTGATCTTGGGGCGAATCATCGTCCACCGCTTCAACTGCCCTCTTGTTTCAAAGTAGTCGAAGGCGGTTTTCATGTTGCCGGTGATCGAGGCATCGCCCGGATCGACCGAACCAACGTCGGCTTCGTAGACAACTCCATCCGGCCCGCCGAGAAACAGCCTGTCCTGATAAATCTCCCAGCAATAGGCGTTGATCCCCGTGAACCTCGACCAAGCTCCCGTAATGGTGTTCATCACGTACTGATTGAACGTATCCGCCGTCAGGGGGACGTTCAGGAGCGCCATCGTTCCTTTCGGATACGAGATAAGCTGCCATCCAAAGAGAGAGGCGCCGTTCTTCGCGGCGTCGTTCATCGTCGGCTGGATATTCGCCGTCAAAGCGATCTTCGCAGCCGCGCCCCTCTCGATGCCGGGGACGAGCGACATAGGAAGAACCCCGTCCACCGTGATAATCGCGAGGTCTGCCCCGATCTTGAGAAAGCAGCGTCGCCCTATCGGGGCGCCGATGTCATACGTCCCGACGTGAGACCACTTGGAAGCGTCGGAAGGATCGGTCCCCTGAAAGACGACAACCTGACCGCGAGACGAAATGAAGACAATGTAATCGTCCGGCCCGTTTCCTCCGTCGCGAGTCCAGGTGCCGATTGCGTTTAGATACCCGCCCCGAGTGAAGAAGGTGCCCAACTCGACCGTAGATGCGTTCCCCTGAATGGAATCGACCGGCAGATAGGCCGCCTTGGTCGAGTTCGCCAGCACAAACCAGATTCGGGATTTGTGCGAGGCGATGTGAACGATGTCCGCCGCCGTAATATTGTTGATCGTGGGCGTGGACCACGAAGACCCGTCGTAATATTGCGGGCTATCTTCTCCGTTCACGATGTAGAGAAACTTTCCTCCTGACGTTGTGAAGTTGATATGTTGCCAGCGGGCGTTCGTGAGACTCGTCACTACGGACGACGGAGACGCCCCGGTTACGTCGTAAATCTTCGTGCCCACCGCGCCGAACATCTTGTCGTTCGACGGATTGACCGCGTGATACGTCATCAGGGATTCGATGGCCGATCCCGTTTCCGACGTGTCCGAATGCTCCGCGTGTCCCCCGCGCAGTTCCACATAGCCCGGCTGGGCAAACCAGTTGTCCAGAAGGACGGCATACTCCGGCTTCATCGCGTCCAGAGGAAGCACGGTGTTCCACCCCTTAACGGGAGGGGGGCGGGAGGCTGACTTTGCAACGGGCGGGTTTGCGGCCTTCCGACCGACGCGCCCGAGAGTGGCGGGCATTCTCACGACGTACTCACCACACCGGGCCAAGTCGGGCCTTGCGGCCAGTCATCCCTCGCGGTCGGAACGCGCATGACCCTGGCGCCCTTATCCCTTGTCGTCGCGCGCTCAACTTCCCTCTCGTAGGTCGAGAGTTCTTCCGCGTAGGCCATCCCCTTGGTCTGCTTCCACCGCCAGATGACGCCGAGCGCAATCAGTCTCTCGGGAATCAGGGCAATATCCGTGTCAATCGACCACGTCGCTTTTGGCGAACCTGTGGCTGCAATGTCGATCCAGTTTTTTGACACGTATTCAAACGCAATCGTCTGATCCGCCGTAGGAGCCGGATAGATATTCAGGGCGCCAGCCTTGATCCGCCACCACCCGACAATTCCTCCTGTCAGGTTCAACTGAAGCTGCTGCCACGCATTCGGAGAAACGGGGCCGACATACTTTTGCGAAAGCGTGCGGTTCCAGATTTGGCAATCGAAGACCAAACGATCATAGTCCGAGGGAATCGCCCCGGTCTGCACCACCTGATTCAAGGTGGTGTGCGTCTTCTCAATCGTAATGCCCTGCCAGTCGTGGCGGCGGGAGAGTTCGTCTCCTTCTTCCTGAGCAAGGCGAAGAAGCAGCGCGGTGTTAAGGTCGCTGTTCCCGATAACGGTGGAGGGAACGGCGATGTTCAACGCCCGAGCTGCGTTCTGAACGATTGTAAGCAGGCTCATTTGCTCATCGCCTTGACAAGACGCTTCTTCCTGATCCCCGTGCCCTTGTCCGCCTCGTTAAATTCCTTCGCCACGGAAATGGGCGGGGGATTTTTCATCCCCGATGGCCGCCATCCATGCGCGATAGCCGCCATAAGGCGGGCTTGGGCGGGAGATTTGCTAGGCATGGCTTTCTTTGGGCGGACGGCCCGGCCCACGTTTTTCCGAGAGCGCCGCGATCTGCGCTTTCATCTCCGCGAGCTGGGCCTTCAGCTCTTCATTCTCTCTTGCTCTTTCCTGAGCCATCGCGGCGTCTTTGGCCGTCGCCAGGAACGTGCGCGCCTTCTGCCGGATTTCGCGGATGTTGTGCGGCATCTTTTCGAGATTTCCGTCGTGGACTTCAGCAAGCATCTCCACCGTATGAATACCGGCGGCCTTCAGGGTCAGGGCCAGCGCGCGACTGATCTGCGGCCAATGCTCCAATGGAGTTCCTTCCATCGGGGTCTGCGACTGGCGCTTGAAAATCTCGTAAGCCTTCGGATAAAGCTCCTTGGGGAGCCGTTCTTTTCCATCCGAGGCCCGCATGGGCTTGTCGGCGCGATGATAGAAATCGCTTTGCTTGTCGCCCGGGACTCTGATGTTCACGTACTCCCGCTCGACGTAAATCAGGGAACCGGCCTTTTCCGATTTCTCCTTGTCTTCTTCCGGAATGAGGACAAACCGGACGGCAACCTGGGGCTCGTAGTCCGGTCGCCCGGCTTCACGCTCCAGGATCATGGGGATTTCGTTCACGCTGCAACTCCTTTGCTATTTCGATAAGATCGCATCGCCTGTGAATCATCTGCCCGTTGTCGAAGCCGACGACGGGCACACGTTCCAGCAGGGCTACGATTTCGTGCGATAGACCAAGCTTCCAGTCTTCTGTTTCCATAGGTGCTGCAAGAGGCCGTCGCCGTGCAAGCGGACCTCTATCGGGTCCATCTCCTCGTCTCGGGTGAACCTCTCCATTCTCAGAAAGAAATCGTTGATCTGCATGAGCCAGCCCGGCCACGTCACGTAGCCGTCAATCTCCTGCGTCGGGAGATCGTCGTCCTGTCTGAACTCATAAGCGTGGTGCTTCCCGCCCTTCCGGTGAGACGAGTCGAAGCCGTGAAAATCGAAGGCGCGGAAGCCAAGGAAGTATCCAAGGTCCAGCCAGCGCATCGCCATTGATGTGCCGCCGGGGATGAGAACCGTTCTCGGAGGGACAATGTCCTCAACGCGGATTTGCTCGCCTTGTCCCGCGTGCCAGAGAACGACCTTGTGACCCTTGAGCTTGTCGAATAAGAGCCCGTGGCACTGAGACGCCACGAAGTACGTCACGTCCTTATGAGGATGAACGTAGTGCGCCATCCACGGGACTGGATCGAGTAAACCGCAGGCTTGAGGAACGATGCCCTTTTCAATCAGCCAGTCATGCGCTTTGTTGACGGCGGCGATGTAGCCTTTGATTTCCCCGACCGTGTCTTCAACCGAAGGGCCGCCGGCCACAATCGCCATGCGGAGATTGTGTGCCTTGCAGGCTTTGACTTCGGGGAGACCGCGCTTCAAAGCCTCTGAAATGGCATGTCTTGCCATTTCGGGAGTGCATATCGCGCGCGTGAAGTCGAAACGAAAGGGCGGGGAAGATTGCTCCTCCCCGCCCACCTCAGGATTAAGCACCCGAGTTGCTGTTGTTGTTCACGAAAGGATACTCGATTTCGAACTCCGCATTGCGCGCAGTCGAAGCCGAGGCACCTTTCGCGCGGTTGACGAGGTCACCCGCAACCGAAGTGTCGTCCACGTAGCCGACCGACGCCGTGATGAACACGCGCGCGTTGTCGGCAAACGAGGTGAGACACAGACCGTAAGCGACCTTGCCGTAAATCTGGAACCAGCCGTATTTCGTGCTGGCGTCCAGAGCCGACATGGCGACGCCAACCGGGCCGATGGCGTTCGCCGCAAGAGCGGTGGTAGAGCCGTCGTCCGTGTTGTACGTCACCCACGAGCCGGTGGTGATGTTCGTTCCACCTTTGAGGTAAATGAACTCACCTTCACCGTAGGTCGGGTCCACCGCGCGAACGCGAGTGCCAAGCGGAAGCTTCTGAGTCGTCGAAACGTCCGCGATGGCCTGAGGGATGATGTGGTCGTGAATCGGAGTGTATGCCATATCACCCTCCTTACGCGTCGCTGAGGATGCCCTGACGCGCCAGATTCGAGGCGGTCATGTTCCCGGCAAAGCCGAGGAACCGAACCGTCGCGTCCTGGTTGACAGGGATGCGGTCACCGCCGAACGGCATGAAGTTCCGGTCGGGGTGGGGCCGCAGATAGAGGAAGTTGGTATTGAGGGCGTAGATCGTCTTGGACGGGCAATAGCCGTTGTCCAGAACGAAATCCGCAGCGGAGCCGACGCCGTAGTACTTGAGCGCCGTGAAACCGGCCCCAGCCATCTCCTCCGAGGTGATGCGCTGGATCGGCTGCAAAGCCTCAAGATACGCCTTGTAGCCCGTCGCGTCGCCAATCCACAGATCGGGGCGGTCGGAGCCACGAGTGCAGGCAATCGCCAGCTCGTTGATCTTCGACAGCACCGGAGAGGGGTTGGTCGTCGCGATGTTCGTCGCGGCGTCGAAATCCACCGTCTTCGCCTGGTTCGCCCAGAACGAATAGGTGGACTGAGAAATGCCCCCAACGGACTGGTTAGCAGACGCCGTGACCATAAGACCAAGGCCGTGCATCTGCTTGCCGCCGTAGCTCGTGCCAGCCGAGTAGGCCGCCTGAGCCACGAGATCGTAGAGGGCCTTCTCACCGTTCTTGATGCGGCCCGCGACCAGATCGATAACCTCGTGTTCGCCCATGTTCTTGAGCTTGTCGAGGCCCGACCAGACCACGGGGACATACGCCTGTTTCCAGTCGTATTCCGCAGCCGTGAACGGCTCGTAAGGGACAGTGTTGAGGGTGTCGTACCCCGCGAACCAGCCGCCCTGATCGTTCAGGCCAACTTCCAGTTCCTGAACGATAGTGCGACCGCCGGCGGCAGGACGGACCTTGCCCCTCCGGCGGAGCCGGTCGAGGAGGGCCGTGGTATGGGTGGCATTGTCAGCCAGCTTCCCGCTTCGATTGCGGAGAGTCGTGGTGACAATGTCGTCAAAGCTAGAGTTTGCAGGCATTGTCTACCTACTGCATTGCGTGTTGGCGGTAGGCTTTCGCCGCGTCCGCATACACATCGTCCTTGTCCTCAAGGGCGTGGACGATGGTTCCGGGCGCAGGAGAGCCGGTGAGGGATTTGCTCGCCGCCTTTGCCTTCTGCGCGACTTCACGCTCTCGCTTCTTGCGGTCTTCCTCGGCCTTCGCCTGTTCCTCCTTGATTAGGAGCGGGCGGATTTCCGGGTTTTGCCAGCAAGCGATCTCGTAAGCTTTTGCGAGGTCTGCGGCGGGGTCCGCCGTGCGCTCGACCATGCCTGACTCGAATAGTTTGGCTATCGAGTCTTCGACGTTGTCGAAGTAACGGTGGTTGGATCGGAACCGCTCGATTGCAGCCTCTACCGCGCGCTCGTGAGTGGCGCGGGAGACTTCAACCTGTGAGTGAAGCGTCCGTTCCAGTTCCGAAAGCTTCTGCTGCAATGGTGTGAGGATTGGAGCAAGAGCGTTCGGGTCGAAACCTTGAGGAGCGCCGTTCGGCTGCTCTATGTAGTTTGTCGGCTGCGTAGCCTGCATACCGTTCTGAGGCTGCGCGCCGAATCTCTGCGCGAGGCGGGAGAACAGTTGCGCCGCCTCGTACTGCGTCATCCCCATGTTCTGGGCGATGGCGGCCATCCCATGTTCGGGATTCTGCCGCAACGTATCTTCCATGCTGACGTAGCGTTGGAACACGTTCGCCAGCGTCGTGCCGCTTTTCTGCGCGCGCTCCGCGAACTGACCAAGACCTTCGTATTGCTTGAAGCCGTTGCTTACGTCGGTTTCCCGCTTCAGGACTTCCTGAGCCAGCGCCGGGAATTGCTTTGCAAACGCATCGAACTGAGCCTTTGCAGCAACAGACCACCCGCGCGGTGGAGCCAGCGCAGGAGACGGGGGCGTCTCGACTGGCGGTGCAGGAGCATCTTTTGGCGCAACGTCTGTCGGTGCATCGGCTTCCTTCTTGACAAATTTGCCATCGGGGCCGCGCGGGCGCTCATCCTTGGTCTCGGTCTCCTTAGGCGCCTCGGGTTCCTTGACCGGCTCTTTCTCT